GATCGAACCCAGTTTTTTATTGACGACAGATTTTAGTCGGCTGTCGTGTGCTCATTAGAGCGCCAGACTAAACCAAGTCTAAGAATCGATATTGCATCAATAAAGCTTTTGGCAAATGTCTTTATTGTATTTGTCTGTAATATTTAGATTCCAACAGACCCTGGAATTTTTAGGATTCCCGAACGCTAGCAACTTATACACACAGTAGCGTTTTAAATCTATGACTGTGAGATATAAATTTGTGATTACAATCTTTAGTAAATAAGGAAGTACCTATATTACTATCGTATTTAGCTCGCTTAGAAGAGCAAAACCCCTTAATTTTACGGGCGACAATAGTAAAATTCTAGTTTAATATCGTGCTATGATCCTACGATATTCTTAGGTAACCCATCTTAGGATGTGGGGACCGACCCCTGGATAAGACTCAGTAGTCGGCATTTAATGTTACACCTATAGGCGGGACTATGAACCCCGACCCTCTCTTGAGAATTCTTGTAGAGGAACTATGAGGTGCTTTTTAAGTTAACCGATATACCTAGCGTGGCGTCTACGCCTGCGACGAATAACACGCGTTTAAAGTATGTGAGTAAGTATAGGATTTATCCTATAGCAAAGCTGCTGTGTCGAAGCACTAATGGAATACCATTTTTGCGGGCGTCCGCTGAATGGTTCCTTTTGTGCTTGCCGAATTCATTAAATATGAATATGTCAAGCCAAGGAACTTTTGCAGTGTGTAATAATAGAAACATTAATAATGATAATGAAGTTAATGTTTGCTCTACGGAGAACAATTATTCATTACCAACTTTCTCTGCTCAGACAGAGGTTTTCAATCCCAAAGTTATGGGAAAAGTCAAGTTTAGTAAAAATAAGAAAGCTAGGCGAACACAAATTAGGAAGGATTTGAGGAAAGGTGGAAACCCACATAATGTTCCTAAGAAAGAAAGTAATCAGAAGAGACAAAATAAACCTTCTCGTTACACTCACCAATCAGATATTGAATTTGTTCACCAATCACTTTTAGAACATGTTTACCCAGCAAGCATATTGGAATTTGCTAAGCTTAAATTAGCGAGTTTAGGTACAAATGTTCAAACTGCGCAGGTCGTACAGACCCTAGAGACTCTAGCCTTATTGGCAGTAACATTACCTACCATGAAGGATCCAACAACAATAGCTGCGCAATTAGCCCTTGGGTTACGTACCATGATGAAGGGGAGTATTACCGAAATGATTCTCTCCCAAAAAGATACTATTGGTCAAATTAAGGAAATATTTGGCTATAACATTTTTTCATTCCAATCAAGTGATATAAATGAGGAGAGTGCTTCATGGTTAGAACAATTACCTAATTTGAAAGATAATTGGGAACAAATTAGACACGCTCCGATCTTCGGAAAGATATCCACAATGATTTCTGTAGCTGCTTCTATTGGACTTTGTTCAGTCACTAATATGAGATGGTCCTTTAGGGGAGTAGAATTATTTAAAACAAATGCTATGTCCAAGCACCATACAGCTATGGATTTAGTAAGCGCTGTTTTAGACACAGTTATCTGCTTTCTTGAAGGCGGTTATCAGTGTTTTAAGGAAGGATCATTCAAACCTTTCTTTTTCTCAGATGATGAAAGTCTTGAATTTGATCAATTATACTTTCCACTTGTTGAAGCCCATGAACATGCTATGGTTTTCAATCTTCATGATAAACCCGTTACCATTAAAGGTAAAACAAGATATTTGAATGATCTTGAATATGGCCAATATTTGGACGAAGCCATAGATATGGCCACTACGCTATACAAAGCTGCTAAAGGCACATGGCAGCAAAGTCTTTTTGAAAAGAGATTGGATATTCTTATTAAGAATAGGGCTGCTTATAATGCCAAGCGTATTGATGGATCTATGCGATTTGCCCCTTTTACCATGTATCTCTGGGGTAAGTCGGGTAGGGGTAAATCAGCTCTTTCTCAAATACTGATGGCTGATTTACTACGTGCGGCTGGTGTCAACCCAGATCCTGCGAATACAGCTGTTTTGAAGGAAACAGACAAGTATGACTCTTCTTTAAAAGGGCATACTTATGGAATATATTATGATGATTGTGGAAATACAAAACCCGAATTTCTAGATAAATCCCCAACAGATCGCATTATTGACATAAATAATAATATGATCACTTATGCAAACAAGGCCGATTTACATGAAAAGGGTAAAGTAGAGATAAGACCACGTATTTTTATCATTACCTCCAATTTGCCCTTGTCAAGTCACGCCTCAACTGGTTCTGTCA